TGCCGCAATGCCCTGAACATCCTTACCCAGCTTGATGGCGGCTTGGATTCCCTTTACCGCTGCTTGCGCGGCTGCAAACGCCGTGAAAGGGTCTATCATTTTTTGTTCACTACCACCCAGCGGCAGATGCGTCCATCTCTGTCTACAAACTCGTTTGCGCTCGGCTTGTCATCCTTCTTAGGAATGCGGCAGACCAACACCGTTTTAGTCTCGGTATTGGGCCACGGGCTGTCAGCGGAAGCAAGCTGGTCAATCACATTACACCGCTACCCAAGAAGTGGTGGTTTCATCCCATGTGTACAGACCTTCGGTCGGCATTGGGGTCGGCGCATCCCACAGGCAGGTGTCCTCGTTCAGCGTCCACGATGGATATGGCTGGGGCGGGATAAAGGCATCGCGGCCTTCGTCGTAGGTGTAACCGATGCCAGCGTAATTCTTACGAATGCGCCCGTTGTAGCTGGTCTGTTTCCAATCACCACCAAACAGGCGCTCACAGAAAGCCGCACCGATGTACTCTTTTTCTGTACCGTGCGCGTCAGATGTGTCCTCATTGCCGACCACAATCACTTGCGTGACGATGCCGTTTTCAATTTTTGCAAAGTGTGCCATCAGAATGTGATACTTCCAGAACCAGTCCATTGGTAGATTCGGTAACCGCCAGAGACTGTAATTGTCGGTGAACCAGTTGTAGATGATGCAGCTGCATATATGTTTGGATATTGAATAATAACAATGCCAGAGCCGCCAGCGCCGCCGTTTCCACCGCCGCCTGCTGCATCTCTTGAGCCGCCACCGCCGCCGCCAGTATTGGTAGTGCCAGCAGTTCCATTATTGGTCGCAATAGCTCCAGCGCCACCGCCGCCTGCACCACCAGTACCCGCAATTGTGGCACTTGCACCACCGCCGCCACCAGCGTAAGTTACTGATGAACCTGAAATTGAAGATGCAGTACCAGCGCCACCATTGCCGCCAGAACTGCCAGCAAGATTTCCATCTCCTCCAACTGCACCAGCACCTCCACCGCCACCGCATTGGTTTTGGTCTGAACTATTTGCGCCGCCGTTGTTGCCTTGAGATGGTGATGTTGATGGTGTATTGCCAGCAGCGCCACTTGCAGTAACGCCGTTATTGTTTCCAATACCACCACCAGAACCGCCAGTATTTGCGCCCGTAACCAACGCAGAGTTACCACCACCACCGCCTGTAGACGTAATGGATGAAAAAACAGAATCGGAACCATTTGTTCCGTTTGCGCCCCTAGATGTTGCACCAGCGCCTCCAGCGCCAACAGTCACGGTGTAGGTATTGCCAGTTATAAAAGGCAAAATTCCTGTGCGAAAACCACCCGCACCACCACCGCCGCCAAACTTTCCACCACCGCCTCCACCAGCTACAACAAGATAGTTGACTACCTTGCCTTTAACAGCAGAAAATAACAAGTTTTTAGACGCAAACATTATGCAAACGCCTGTGCGTAGTTGCCGTACCAAACAGAGCCATTAGCCACAAAGCTGATGATGTCCACAGCCGATGCGGTTGCCGTAATGGTTGGCGCAGTGCCAGCAGGCCACTTCACGCCGGTAAATGTTGCTGTGGTCATGCCGGACGATGCTTGCGTCAGAATCAAGATGAATGATTTGCCAGCCACCGCTGTAGGCATGGTAAATGTGCAGGGCGTGGATGCTGTCAATGTTGCGGTCAACACAGTGCCTGTTGCCAATGACAAGGTACTAGATGCGCCAACTGTTCCCACTGCTTGCAGGGTTTCTACGTAGTTGGTGACCGTTGGGTTGGTCAGTGTCTTGTTGGTGAAGGTCTCACTGCCAGCAAGCGTAGCCAAAGTGCCCGTTGTAGGCAAAGTTACCGCAGTTGTTCCGCTAACCGTTAGCGTCGTGCCAAAGTTACCTGAAATGGTCACAGTGCTTGCGGCGTTGTTCGCTATGCCTGTACCGCCGTTGGCGGGGCCGACTATTCCTGATGCACCCACCGAAGATGCTTTTGCAAAATCAGAGCCGTTCCAAACACAAACTGCCACTTCACCTTTTAGGATAGTTACTCCAGTTGTAGGCCCTGCGCCGCGCAGCACAATGCTCTGGGTGCTGGAGCTTGCGTTGATGACAATGTAGACCTTGGATTGCGCCGGGGCTGTGATGTTGCGGGTTACTGTGCCTCCTGCCGTCCACAGCAGAATTGCTTCGCGGGCAGTGTTGGCGGCTCCAGTAGTCGTTGTCAGTGTTACGTCAGCGTCGGTACTGAGTGTGGTCGTGCCCGCTACAGCGGAGTCCAGCAACGAGGTGATGGCGTTGTTAACCGTGTCGCCCCATGTACCGGACAGTTCGCCCGTTACCGGTAAGGCAAGGCCCAAGAGGGAGGTATATGCAGTAGTCATTGTGTGTTTCCTTCAGCCTGAGCGGCTAATGCGGCTTCGTACGCAGCGAGTTCTTCGCCTTCTAGTTCAATTTCCTTGACCTCGCCGGTCTGGACGTTAACTTCAATTCGTGTAGGTGTAGTCATAGCTTACTCGTACAGGATATTTACTTTACCAGCGTCAAAAGTAACTGTACCAACGCGGGTCAACCTCACGGCAGTCATAGTCCCCGATAAGGCAATAGCCCCACTCGACCAAGAAGAATTTGTTGTATTGTTATAGCCGTTATATGAAGCAACCCATGTATTTGTTGATGCGTCAAAAAGCGTAATCGTCATTACACCTACAAGCGCATTTGTTGCATTCAAACTTTGTAGCACAAACCCGGTTCCCGGTTGATTACTACTAGATGTTGGAACAGTTGAAAGACTTTGAGAGCCGCCAGAATACCCAGAAGTTACCCAAGTTGGGGTAGCTCCGTATCCAAGTTGAAAAATTGGTGCATCTGTTCCAGTTGTTGAAACACCATTTAACATAACGGTTATGCGCTTCACATAGCTTGGCAGGCTTGTGTACTCTATACTAGTTTGGTTTGTCAGGGTTACAGCAGTGCCTGATGCAATCGTCCCACCTTGAATCGTCTTGTTCGTCAGCGTCTGGGTTGCATCAAGCAGCGTTGCTTGGCTTGCTGGGTAGGTTACAAAGACATTCTTCGTCCCCGCAGAGAAGTTAACCAAGCTGCCGGAGTTGCTGGAGCCTAAGACTGTAGTGCGGCTGAGAGTGGTTCCCGACGAGGTGTATGTACCCAGCCCAACTTCCCACTCGGATGTGCCTTGTCCTGCAATTGTGTAGTAGGTGGTGTTGGCGTTGCCCACTGCGGAGAATGACTGGAAGCCTTGAACCGCGCCCAAAAGCGTTACCGTACCTGTGCCTGTGGTAGTGGTAGTCTCTTGAACCCGGTCGGCTAAAACAAGCGCCATCTACATTCCTAAGTAGCGTTATCTACCAGCACCCAGCCCGGTGTCTGGTTCGTTCCAATTGTACCCCAGCTAGGTGTTTGCCCAGTGGTAACCGCCGCCCAGCTTGATGCCTGCGCATTGGCTATTACTGTCCATGCCGCAGTCTGAGCGTCGTTGATATTCTGCCAGTTTGCTGTCTGGCTGTCATCTATTGGTTTCCAATATACCGCAATTACATCTCCGACTGTGCCACTTGCTGCTACGCCGGTCAATGCAATCGACCTATTCCCAAGTCCAACTGAACCAGCAATTGCAGCCGCAGCCGCGCCCGTCAGGTCAAAGCTGTAGGAAATCGTAACTGTGCCGGTGCTACCAACAGCCTCCACCCCAGTGAATGGGATAGATAAATATCCAACTTCACCAACAGCCTCTACACCAGTCAAGGTCAGTTGTTTGGCTACACCAAACGTGTTTACCACGCCGCTTGCCACAACCCCAGTCAAGGCAATCTGGGTCTCTCCGCGAGAAACATCCCCCACCAGTCCGCTTGCAGCTACGCCAGTCAGAGATACATTCAGCGCAACACTGACGGTTCCTACATTACCGGTGGCGACATCCCCAGTTTCCGCTGCTGAAGAACTTGGTGTCAGCGCCCCAGTCAGGCCCGAGCCTGCAACACCAGTCAGGGCAATGCTGATAGAGGCAGCGACTGCGCCAACATCCCCGACAGCCGCATCCCCTGTTACATCCTCGGCATTGGAGACCACCACAGAACCAACTGCCCCGCTTGCCTCATTACCTGTCAGAGCAAGCTGAGTTTCACCCCGAGAAACTGTTCCCACAAAACCGCTTGCGGCTACACCTGTCAATGCCGCTGAGTTAACAACGCTTACTGACCCTATATCGCCTGTGGCGGCATCGCCGGTAAGTGGGAAAGCTATGCCAAAAGCTACGCTGCCTACATCGCCAGCGGCTGAAACTCCAGTCAGCGCAACGCTTACCGACAGCCCAACGGTTCCTACGTTACCTGTGGCTACATCACCTGTTTCTGCATCAGAGTTGCTTGGAACTAGGGAGCCGACATTGCCGGACGCATCGTCAAGGAACGCCCCGCCCCAAGTTGCGTACCCCCAAGCAGGGATGCCCCAGCCGCCGTTGTTTAGCGCTACGGATGTATTTGGAGAAAGCGTGCCGGAGCCGCCAGTAGAAGCTACGCCCGTAAGAGCGACGGATACCCCTTGGGCTACCGACCCAACATTGCCTGTTGCAGAAACGCCGGTAGGTACAAACCCTATATTAAAAGATACAGAACCGACATTACCTGTACCAGACGCGCTGGTAAGGACGATAGTCCCGCCCCAAGCGTTATAGCCCCAAGTGGCGTAGCCCCATGTGCCCGGGTTTGGTTCGGACGCGCCCGTTGCACTGAACGGTGCGCCAGATAGTGGCGCAAACCCGAACATGCCCTACCTCACTTTAGGTAGTGGACAGGCGCAGCAACGCGGTAGTCGTGGTATTGGACGGCATAGTCAGCGTGAAGGTTCCAGCCGTGATGGTCTGAGAACCGAAGGTATGCACACTAACTGCCTTGTTGCTCTGCGTCGAGTTGTACAGCAGCACCGTATCAAACGCTGTAGTGAGCGTGACGTTGGTATAGACAAACGATGCAGAGGGAGTCCAATAAGCCACGCCAGCAGTCGATGAACTGTTGGTTGCTGTAGGCGCGGTAGCGTTGGTCACCGTCACGCCACCAGCCGTGTAGTTTGTACCGGTCACTTCACCAGTAGACGAATATGCTGTGGTAGCTGCATTGATGGTAGCCGAAGCAAGATACAGAGCCGCTTTAAACGTGTCGGCGGCAGTAGTCCCACGGGTAGGAGCCGTGCCGAAGTTATGCGTGGCGGTCAGCAACTCCCCCATGAAGGAGGTGCACATTGATTGGGTATTAGCCATGATTAGTCCTTAAAAAGAAGCTGTTTCCGCGCCCGCATATCCGGGCATTTTCTTCAGCGTTACATGCGCAGACCGGTGAACCAATTCGCCATCCAGCCAGTACTCAGTCCACGTAGTGAACTCATTCTCGTTGTCCACCTCACCAGAACGTCGCTCAAGCAAGGAATCATCCATCTCGCCTTTGGTTGTAGTGACAATCAATTTGAACTCCTGATAAGTGCGGTGGTGGAAGTGTTGGCAGGCATGGTGATTGTAAAGGTAGTGGTCGAGGTTTTGTCTGCCCCGAAGTCAATCACTGCAATGGATTTGTTGCCTTGTGAGGCGTTGTACATCAGAGCACAACGGGCCGTGATTGCTGCCGTCCATGACGTGTTTGCCCAGTTCACATACGCCGTGTACCCAGAAGAACTGATAGCCACTCCAGTCAGGGTATTCCCGCCAGCCGTGTAGCCAGACGCTACAACCTCACCGGTAGTTGTATATACAGTCGTGTCCGCGTTTAAATCAGCATTGCCTGTGTATAGCGCAAGCTTGATGGTGTCCGTGGACAGATTGTGGACGGCCTGATACAGCTCCTTCTTGAAGCTGGTGGTCTGGGTTTGAACGATGCTCATGCAACCCCGCTATTCTGCGGCAAAGGCGCTTGACGATACTGCCCACTACGGTAGGCATCGCTGCGCTCCAGACCATCACCCAGACGTTTAGCCAGTCCAAGGGCTTCCTTGTACTTGCCGTCGTACAACGCAATCATGTCGGCCTCACCCTTCATAAAGGTGTATGCCTCTACCAGTGAGCCGTACAGCAGTACGGTGTCAAAGTTGTCACCCAGCCAAGTTGTAGATGCAGTCACAATGGACTCAGGGTAATAGTAGTAGTGCAGTTCAGCGGAGTAGGTTGCATCCGGCGTAGGGCCAAGGATGAACGACAGCTCGTTGCTGATGGTTGAGCCTGAGACCGTCGGGCCAAACAAGGCGTAGTACTTTGGTGTTCCCGTATCGGTCGGCGTTGGGTATGCCTCGCGCATGAAGTTCACATCCTTGTTGAGCAGGAATGTGTACGGGCTAGAACCGGAGTAGATAGCCAAAGAGAATGAAGACAGAAAGTCATCCGGGCAAGACAAGTACTTATTGCCAGATGTGATTGTCCCCGTCACGTTCTTACGCAACGAGGGGAACTGCACCGAGTTGTAGATGCGCTGCTCCGCTTGCTCAATGAAGCGGTTAATCTGAGATGTAGACGAGACCGTAGAACCATCCGCGAGCGTAATCGTCGGGAAGTTGTTTTCTGTATAGGTCTGAATTGATGAGACCAAGGCACTGTAGTCGATTTAAGCCACCATTTCCAAAGTAAACTTGCCAGCTACTTTGCCTTTCTGCTTAACTGCGTTACAAACACTCGTGCGTAGAACACCAAAAAATTCAGCCGCTGCTTTCTGTGACCGGAAAGAACATTGAAGTTCTGGGCAGTATACCGGTTTCCACTTTGCTTGCGCCGCTAACATGCGCCCAATTGCGGGGTCACGTTTTTGCTTACACGTTTTTATTTTTGGTATCGGTGTTTGTTTTTTAACATGGTCTGCCCAACGGGCAGCAATGCCAATAGAAGATACTTTTTTACCCCGTGCCGTAGCTTCCGGCGTTTGGGCAGCACGCTGAATACTCTGTACCGTTTTTGCCCGCCACTCAGGGTTTTCCCATCTTGCTTTTGCCGCATCTGACCGCTTGCGCCTTGTGGCTTCTGTTACCTCAAAGGGCCGCAGCCCCATGCCTCCCTTGGAGGCGTTGTAACTTGGTTGTAGCTCTGCAATCACTGCAATTTCTGCGCGGTTCAATGCTTCCGCATCAAAGGCAACAAACACTTCCTCAACCCCAAATGCATCACAGCCAAACTCTAGCAAGGCATTTTGGAACCTTGCTTTCCTAGCTGTACTGCAAATAGCTGTTCTCCAATGCGCAGCCCATCTTTTTTGCACGGGCTGACGCGTCTGCCCAACATACTGCTCACCAGTATGCTTGTTAGTTGCAACGTAGATTGAGCCGTAACGCATCATATTTAGGCCATCGGACCCCTTGACATTGTTCCTTTGGTAGCTGCGCCAGTACCGCGCATTTTGATACCAGTTGTCTTGACCTGTTCGTCACCAGCAGACTTGCTGTATTGACCAACGCTGATGTCAGACGTGTCGAGCTTGCTGCGGTTGGGCTCTTTCCCGGGGTTGGGCTCAACGCTCACCGTCTTTCCAGACATGGTGTGAGGCTTGGCGTAGGCGGAAGCAGGTTTGTTGTTGATGGTGGCCATGATTCACCCCGTTTTCTGGTTGGCTGCACGGGACAGGTTGCGACCAACGCGCATCCGGTCTTCGGAGGTTGGACCGCCTTTTTTCATGCCCTTGGCATGCATACGCGACTCGTGACCCTTGACCATCTTCTTGGCCTCGGTGTCGGCAATGCGTTTAACTGTCTTTGTATCCATCATGGACTCCTATGAAACCGTTACTGTTACTGTGCCAACACTTGTGGTTCCGACCAAGTAATTGGGGGTCAAACCTATGTCTGTACTGCCTGCTCCGCCAACCGGATTCCAGCCCCACTGAATATCTCTACTACCGCCACTATTGTAGCCGTCAGGCATAGGCCCTGCGGTGTAATACGTGGTATCTCTACGTGGATTGCGTAGGGCTTGAGGGTCATCGACTGGATACATACCAAGCTGCAACTGGGGTTGGTCAGGGTCCCAGCAGCTTTTGCAGACCAACAGGTTGTATGTCTTGGTCTTGATGATTTCGCGTTTCAGCTCAACGAGCTTGAACTGCTGTCCGCATCTGTCGCAGATAGCAATCGCTTTCTTGCCGGATGCGAATCTGTTTGCCATTAGATGTACGTCTGACGCGGCACAAACCGCAGCGCTGCTGTTTCACGGTCTTCGGAGGAGGCCAGCTCCCATGCTTCGTCGTATTGGGCTTTAAGCACGTCCAGCCGCACCATTGCGTTGGGAACCTTGAGTGCCAAATAGTAGGCCAGCCCCGCCACCAAACAGTTCAAGAAGCGAAAAGGTACGTCCATCGTGTTCACACCGCCGCCAGCATCGTCAATACGGCGCATGCGCCAGTACACAAGGGTGTAGGTCTGGGAGTTGTCCGGTGTAGGCCACACGGTCACGCAGGGAAGGTTCTGTGTGTAGACCGAATCCCCGGCAACATGGACTGCTGCGGTAGTTCCGTTCTGCGCACGCACGCAGTTGTATAGGGTATTCCCTGTGACGTATCCGTAGTAGATGGTCTCTGTGCCAATCAAAATGAATCCCGCAGAAGCCAAGTTGGCTGCGGAGGTCACTGTAAGGGTTGTGTCAGTCGAGGTGATGCTGGCACTCAGCGTAGTGATTGCCGCCGTGGTGGAGCCGTCCAACCGCTGGAACCACAACTGAATGGGCCGGGCTTGCTGCAACTTGTTGGGGATGGTGGCGTAGGTCGAAACGCTGATGCGCGTGATAGTCAGGTCTGCTTGCGTTGCCACGCTGCCTTCCCCTGTACGAATGACATGTTCCAAGAGGTCAACGGTATCAAGCGGCACGGGGTACGTAGGAACGCCGGGAACCAAAGTGATAGAGCCTTGCTCAAACGTCCACATGTTTACACCGCGATTTGCCCAATCAGCAAACAGCAAGTTCAACGAACGCCGCGCTGTCTTTAGGTCGTAGCCGGTGCGCAACTCAGAACCCGTGCGCTCATACGCCTCCTCAACGATTTCCGTCAAGTCAAGGTTGAACGTAGCGCTTCCTGAAGTTGCCATTATCTAAAACCTGCTGTTTTCTTTGCGATGCTTTTTGGCTGGGCTACAAACTGTTTGCCTGCTGCTTTACCTGCCCGTTTGGCTTTGGTAGTTGCAGCGTACTCGGATGGGGACAAGGACTTGATGGCAGCTTCAGGGAGGTATCGCTCACCTGTTTTTGACGACGGCTTTCCCGACTTGGTACGCCACTTCTGGTCGCCCCAATCTTTCAGGGATTGTTGCGGTGCTTTCAATCCTTGTACCCTCCGCCCGCAGCCTTGTACTTCTTGGCTACAAGCTGCGCTTTACGTGCTGACCATTGGCCTGCACCTGTGCCCTGTGTGGCCGCAGCCTTGACTTGGGACAGGATGCGTTTACGCAGACTCGGCTTGGTGTAGTTTCCCGCAGCATTGACCTTGCCGCCTTCCGCGTACTGCGTGAAGTCGGTGTCATCCCGACGCGCTTTCTTCTTCGCGCCGGGCATCTTGGCG